AAAGGCGGCATGGAAGCTGAATGCAGCGTCTGCGAATACAAAGAGACGGAAGGAATTGACGGCGATTGGACAAAGGACACCGCCC